CAAATGTTCATACAAAACACCATACATACCCATCTTTTAAAAAATTTTTTCATAATTAAAACAACCTACTATACATTATCATGTCTTTTTTATTAAAGGAATATTTTTTTAATACACCTTCTCTCTTAAAATATATATGTTCTATCCATTTGACTGCACGAACATTTTGAGCACTAACTGTTACATGAAGTCTATGCAAGTTTAGTTCATCTGCTGCAAGTTCCATAAATTTTAATGAGCCTTTGTGAAATTTAAGTTTCCATTTACGCATGAGTTTCATATCTGGTATCAGCCATAACTCAGCTACACCAGGCCATTGAGGCACTATACCAAAACAAACTATGGGCCTACCATTATCTAAAACAGTAAATCCATATCCTTGTTTTGTTGCTGCGTCTAAGTAATCTTGGTATCCAGGTATAGAGTTTAGATGGTCCTTATCTTCCTGGTATAAGTCCATAAGATTGAGTAGATATGATTTGAATGGTAATACGATAAGTTGTTTACCATCGCATCCAAATATGTTTTCAAGTGTTGCTAATCTCATAAGTGGCTCTGTATTTTTTTGGTACAATAAAGTTTTGTAATCTTTTTTCAGTTGCTCTTATGGTAAACTCTTTTCTTAGTTCCATATCTCCTTTGTACCAAACTCTAACTAACCATTGTCTTTTAGTATCTTGGCTATCTGTTTCCATAGTCTCCAATCAATATAAACACCTGGCTCATCGTAATCTTCAACCATGATAAGCAAATCGGCAGAGCCCTTCCACTTTTTAATTGTAGCAAATCCTTTTCCATTTTTTCTAGCTTTGACCTCAATGTGCAGACCACCAAGTAGTTCTACCTTGACATCGTGTGGAAAGTCTTGAAGGCTACCAGACATTGGTTGTCGTCTTGCCTTTATACCAAGGTTCTCAAATAGTTTCACTATTTTATTTTCAACCCTGGTCCCTTTTCTTTTTGAAGTGTTACTCATCATCTTGAACCTTGTTAATTATATAATATGCAATAATCGCACCTATGAATATTGCAATCAATCCTACAACAAGCATACCTATACCAGTTTCAAATGTCATTCAAAAATATTAAAATCTGTTTTTGCTCTTGCCATTTTAAATTTAGGATTATGTCCTCTTGTAAGAGTTCTATGTTCTCCTCCACCTAACATGAGATACATAAAAGCATCTCCGACATGAGAGTGTTCATTTTTGTTTGGTTGGTCCTTGTATCTTTCTCCTCCAGATATTTGTACTCTTCTAAAATGATAACCACCAGACAATGACTTTCTTAATCTCTGACATCTCTTATCTACAAGTAAACCAGGTTTACCTTCTATCAATCGGTTCATAGGCATAGCTCCGGCCTCTCGTCTTATCCTAAAATCATTTGATGCAGTTGGTCTAGCAGTCAATCCAATAGACCTTAGATGGTCAAATGCAGTTACTTCGTATATCTCATCTCGTTTTTGTCCGGCTGGGTCTCCATGTACTAACACCTCGTACTTAGGAAACTTACTGGCTAACTCTCCTTTGAGCATAGTACCAAATCTTTCAAGACCCATATCAAATGTAACTAACTCATGTAAAATAACCCATCTACCATTTTTTAATCTTTGACCGAATATAGCTGCTGGTGTCAAACCAAAGTCCACTCCAACTTGTATAGGTAAACTTATATCCGGCTCTATAAAATCTGTTGCCATAATGTTATCGTCATATTCAGATATAACTGGCTTACCTTCTTGAACATAAGTGTATAGGCCTTGAGCATAACATCTTATCCAGTCAAGGTTCTTACCTAATAATGTTTGTTCGTAATAACCATTTGGTAAATTTTTTTTATTTTCTGTATTAGGATTTGTAAGCCACCATTTGTTTGCTGCCATAACAAAACCATTAGCCTCTGGATTTTCTGGTAAATCTTCTTTTGTATATTCTTCTACTGCACCTGGTTGCTTAAAAAATTTCCAGGCAAACTTACCTTTCATCTTTTCTTTTTCTGCAAGTCTATACCACCAATGGTCATCATCCATAGGGTTCGTATCCATAATGATACCTCTCCATGGTTTTGCTCCACCATCCGATAGGGTTGGGTAACGACCCACTCTATGCGTTAGACCATCAATAACTGCTTTAGGTAATTCTCTGGCCTCGTTTACCCAAGCCCCAGTAAGTTCCATGGACAATAGTTTCCTAACATCTTTTGGCTGGTCAAGGGCCAGAAAGATAACCTCGCAGTCCACACCTGGTGCATTGTCTCTTGATGGTAATTTTATATGATGTGTAAGTGGTGGGCTCCATCTAAAAGGACCCCATACATTTTCTGGAAATAACTCTTGCCAGGTTTTTATAGTCGTTGTTCTAAGTTCTGGATAAGAGTTTCTGACAACAACAAACCTACTATACTTGATACCATCTTTTGGAGATGGCACTTGCGATACTGCTTTCAACATTATCTCAGCAGCACACGCATACGATTTACCACTTCCAACTGGGCCCATGAGCCCTCTCACGAATGATTTATCTTTGAGAAACTTCCAAACAGTAGGAGATGTACTAAAATCTAATTTTAAATCTGCAATACTCATTTACCCTGGCCTCGGTATTTCTTAAAATTTTTTCGTTTTGCTTTGTTCATTTTTGCTAGGCTAGGGTTCCTTCCGATTGATGTCTTATGGAATATAGGTTCGTGTGCAACTTTGTTTAATAATCCTTTAGCTTTCGCCATTCACTATGCTTTCTATTGTAAGTACCATACTAGCAATTCTATCGCCATCATATTTTTTTTGTCCTCGCACAATACTCTTATATTCATTTAGTGGTAAACCACAAATCCTAGCTGCCTCACTATCACTAATTTGTTTTTTCAGCATTTGTACTTGTATCCGGTCTATCTCCGGATGGCTTATGTACCTCGCTTTGCTCATCTGCCTCCATGTCAATTATTGGTTTCGGCTCTGGTCCTTGCATTACTATTCCAACAACAGATGGTCTATCCATATCTTCTTGCTGTTCTAATAATCCAGATGCCTTGGCTAATACTCTTAACACTCCAACCTTATCGTGTAGCTCCACTTCTAGCTGTGGCCCCATTTTTGTCGGAGTAACTTTTATCTTCTTGATTGCTTTGATTGCTGATTTAGAAATACTATTTACATCTTTGATGCTGACATTCCCAGTTTCATCCCAGGACATAATATCGTCAATATTGGCTGTTGCTATATCTATTAATTCTTGAGCAACATTTTCTTTATTGTGCTCAATCACTTCTGATTTCTTAATCCTCCTCTGAACTACTCGGACCCCTCCGAACCGGTCCAAAGGAGGTTTAACTATTCGCTTTGACTTAGAAGTCGTCATCACTTAGAGCACCTTGTGTTTGGTAACTCGGAGCTTTAGGTTTACCTTGGTTCTCAAAAGCCCTTACAAAAAACACAGCCTCGCCTTTGTTGTATTCTTTGTTCTCGTCTTTCTTATAAACCTTAATATCTATTGCTCCTGGGACTTCTTCTCTGGTCCCCTTGTCCTTATTAAAGTTAGATGCACTCCAAACTTCTATAATGTATTTGCCTTCTGTAATATTCACAGAACGCATAACTTGAAAGTTCCGATTGCTATGTGTTGGTCCACTCATATATTTCCTTTCTCCAGGTACGAGGGTCCGATTGACTGGCCTAGAATGAGAACCGAACCCATGTTCATGTTTCGTACCGGTATATTCGTTATAACTGATTTGAGAAAAAACTGCAAAAAAATTGTGTAACTCCCCCCCTATATATCTGCGTGGTGGGGAGGGGATAAGGTCGTTATTTTTGCTGCGTTATTCTCTAGTTATTTTGTGTGAAGGTTCCTTTACAATTTATATACTATTTAATTTTAAGCCTTCTTGTTGTCTTTTTTAAAATGGCCTCTACTAATTCCTTATTATTCCTGGGCTTAGGCTTTCGCATGAGTATATCCTTATAAAATACTATTCTTTTAGGGCAATCGTACCGGTTGGCCTTCCTCCATTCCAGGATTTCTTTTATTCTTTTAACTGCGTACTGCTCATTTAATCCTTGCTGTAACCATTCCTCAACTAATTTCATCTCGTCAATATTATACTGGACCAATGTACCAAATATCTGTTCGGTAATTCTTACAAACTCATTACATAGCATTTTAGCTTTATAAGAATATATATTGTTCTGTTGTTGTGTTACTGATACATCTGAATGAATATCTTTATATGTATCTGAACTCATATTAGAATTATTCTTAGTTTTGGACTTATTCACTCTGTGAATATCTTTATTCACAATGCCCTTTGGTCCTTTGAATATATCTGGCTTTTCTGTAAAGCTCCGGTCCTTTTCGGTAGCCATGGCCTTTGCGTCATCTTCGGTAATACTTGGGTCAAATACCATAAAGTATTTTAAACCCTTCAAGCCTGGATGTTTCCTGGCATATCTTATATAGCCAAATTCAATTAGCTTTTTAATATGTCTTGAAATAGTTGGTTGAGTTATAGACAAATCTCTGGCCAGGGTTCGTTGGTTCGGCCAGGCCACACCTTGTCTGGATGTATAGTTACCAATGGCACAGAGCACACGAAAAACTGAGCTGTGCTTTTTAAATCTTGGGTCTATTACAGCTCTCTGAGGTATTACGCAAAAATGCCCTGGGGTCTTGCCCTTGCCATAGCTTGGTTTATTTTTTGTCATCTGGTTTCAGCTTTACGACCTTTGGCCGGTTGTGTCCTTCTACCAGGTTAATTAAATAATCAATATAATTTTTTGCTTTTTTTAAATCGGTCAATCCACCTTTAGACTGCCATCTGGAAATATATTTAATTATGTTACCTTCATTATATCCGAGCTTGTTTTTGGTTATATAGTCCCTCGGCTGGATTGTAAGATTATTATAATGAGCTGGGTCTGTTGGGTCCTTATCTCTTGGCATTACTATATCCTCTCGCAGCATTAACAAACTTGTCTAATCGGTCTTGCCTTATTTTAGGCCTAATCTCCAGGCCCATCTCCAGCATCTCAGAGATTAAGGAGGCCATGCTTATTCTCTCGGTTCTAGCCTGGGCTTGTAGCTTTTCTTTTAGCTTGGGTTTAATCTTTAAATATATAGGGATTAACTTGTCCATAATTTACTCCATTATTTTTTTTATTTTATGTATTGACAATATATTTAAAATATATATTTTGTATATATGTACAATTTATGTCCAAGAACTTAACCAAGGAGGATAATATGGATAATAAAAAGCACTATTTAAGAAGTACAAGAAACCTATATTTTAAGAATGAAGGGCCAGATTTCCAGGTGTTTTATTCTTACTCTACACCAGTAGCATATAGGAAAGAAGGTCAATTCAGAATTTCTGAAAATGTCTGGAGTGTTACGACTGCCAAGCATTTAAACTGGATTGAAGATTATAGAGGGCTTGAAAGAAAATCATGCAGAGACAAAAACGCAGATTTTAAAAAGCACTTAGAACAAGCAAGAGGCCAGGAGAACAAAGCACCGGACCAGCTCAAAGTGGTGGGTCTTGCGTCTGCTATGTTTGGAATATTATCTGAGAATGACAAAGAGGCAAAAGTAAAATTTCAAAAAAGATTTTAC